TTGTATTGCTCATATTTCCAGTATAATTCCTAAACATACCTACACCAATTGCAAAAGACACTGGTGATTTCTTTAGTTCTACCATTCTATGAAGACATGGTTCACCACCAACTGTTTTTAAGAATGTACATACACTTCTTATTTTACTTGGAACTGATGCACCTTTAAGATATCTCCATGCCCACTGAGATCCAGAAATTACTTCTACAACATTACTTTCAACAAAATACTCATCAAAACGTAAATGTGAATCTGAGTTATGTCTAATAGCTTTGATTGTTTTCTTTCCTAAGTCTTTATGTACAGCAAGTCTTCTATTGCCATTAATGAGTACATTATTACTTGAGACTACTATGGGACTAATCAAACCATACTTAGAGACAGATGTTAAAAGCTTTTTAAACTTATTATTTCTATCTGTTCTCACTGGTGGGTTATCTTTATTAGGTTTTACATCTTTAACCTTCATTGTTACTAGGTTCATTTGTTACTCCTTTTTGTTTATTAGTACACCTCACGTAGTACCATGAGGTATACCAGGTTTCATTTAGTATCCTCTCAATAAGTCCTTCACCGTACCTATTGCACTAACCATGTCATATTCATCTTTTTTCATCTCAAGGATCTTGTGTTCTAGATCTTCTATTTTGTGCTGTGCTTCACAATTAGTTAATTCAAGCTTATCTATTTCATCTTGCAGTAATGCTACTTCTTTATCCATCTTTTGCCTTTCTTTCTTTAGCTCTATTAAACTTTACAAATTGATTATTTATTTTACCTAATGTATCTGCAACATTCTCGTCAAAATCAGTTCTAAAGCACCATTGTATTTGTTTTGCTAAACCATCAATACTCTCAGAGTGTCCATCTATCGCATCTGCTATTTTAAGTATTGCTTCTGCTATTTCATTTTCTACTTCATTCATTTTTCTGGCCTTCTTTCTTTATAGTTTAAGTGTTCTTCCTGTTCTTTCCATGTGCTTTCATCATCAAATTCGTCTTCATCTTCTTCTTCTGCCCCTGCGTGTTCTCCACAGTCAGTACAAATATCATTATCTGGATAGTCTGGTTCATAGAACCTTGCCCCACAACAATTACTTACTAACATTTTTCCTCCTTTGTTAATGCAATACATTTTGATATGTCTAATTTATCTGCAGCTTCTGTTAACCTCTTACCTATCTTTGCTACATCTTCAGTAAGCACATAAGACATTTTGGTATCTCTTATTTCTGTATAAAGTATTTTCTTTGCATTTCTATCTTTAGCTATTTCTTCAAGACATACTGTTATTCTTGGTAAGTATTTTATTATAGTATCTGCCATGTCTTTCATTTCTTGTTCTAATACTATATATTCACTCATTATTATTTCCTTTCTTTCTAAAATTATAGATTGGAGCCATGTTAATTACATCAGCACCCATTCATCCTGGTATGTAGCTAGATGAAGGGAGTAGGATTCACGAATAGGTGCTGACTAAACATTACCTACTCCGCATTCTTTTTCTTGATTCTTTCAAACATTGCATCAACTCTCTTTTCCATCTCAGCTTCTGCATTATCAAGTACCTTTCGTAATTCCTCTGCTTTAAGAGCAATAATCTTCCAGTGTTCTTTGTTATACCTTGCATCTACTAAGTCTCGATATATACATAGCAATCCTAATGATAATATTATTATTATACCCATTAAACCATAATCGATATAATTTATTGTATCATATACACTATTCATCTTGTTCTCCTTTTACCCTTCTTTTTGGTACTTTACGATGTTCTGTGTAAGATGTCTTATAAGGATTACCAACACGATTAGTCTTTCCAGCAATAGTTCTCTGGACAACTACCATTTCAGTACCTTTATAAGGATTCTCACTTATTAGAATTGTTTTTTCTTTTATTGTCTTCTTTTTATCTGACATTTTTCTCCCTTTCCTTATTTAATCTTCTTTCTAATACCTTTTTTAAGATTCATCATTCTTTGATAATTCCTACTACCAACTCGAATCTTACCTTCACCATATAGTTGACTATAGATCTCTGCTAATTGAACATTATTTAGTTTTAACATTTTGTTCCCTTCTTTCTTTTATTAATCTGAGTTTCTCTCTAATAGCTCTCATTTTCACTATCTTTGCACCTTCTCTTCTTACCATCCTCTTACACCATTTGCGTTGTGCACCCTTTTTAAGACTACCATCTTCTTTACGATATTCTGAATTAAATGGTATTGGATTATTTAAAAGTATACTTTTTACAGCATAACTACCATTTTTAAGTATCATTTATTACTCCCTTTCCAATAAGCACTGATTAGCCGTAACATTAAAAATCTATGTTTAGCAGCATTGTAGTATTGTCTATTATTCATGATTACTCCTTTCAAGAGTTTAAATATAAGGGATAGAATCGTCATCCGAATAGCTCTAGTCTACGTATTGTAAACATAGGCCCTGCGGTATGATACCTATACTACCCTATCTATCTTAGCGATAGGAATAACGGCAGTTTTCCAGGTAATGGTGTCTGAGGTTGTCCACTTTAGCTGCTAACCTTCTATCCCCACAGAAATTTGTATATAAAAATTAATAACCTGAGATTACAGTTATAACGATGACACTTTGAGAGACTTATTTCTTATCTCTTTTGTCCACTTATGTTGCCACAAGTATGTCATCAAACTCAATGGGTATGCCCCATCACTGCTATCGAATAGGTTATCTACGCTTCTACTTAGCTCAGTTTAGAGGTATCCCCCTACTAATCAGTTATGAACCGAACCTGGCTTTTCGGCACGAACACATAGGCTTGCGGCCTACATGCACCCTATTATTACAAGGGTAAAGAGTATTATGCTCCCACACGCTCAAAGGCTTAAGCTTTTATCTTTAATGATATAATCATCGTTTAAGTTATGACTAATCAGATGTTAAAGCAGGGGAGGTTGAAGTTCCGCTTCGAGTTGGATGGTTAACTATCTTTCAATAGTCAATACCATAAGAACTTCATATGGTCTCTAGATGGTGAGCTTACATGGTTTCATAACTATCATCTTCCTTCACAGGTAAGACAACATATACTAACTGAGAAACAACAACCAGACTCATCAAAGTCCTTATGTCATAACCTTCAGGTTCTCTTATTGATGTTTCCATCTCACCTTACTTACCCCAAGCAAAGATATCATACTCCTACCACCCAGAGGGATTTGGCATTAGCATAACACATACCCTGATTGCATACACAAACACATCCGAAAACATGTCGCTTACTGAGGCCCACTTAATGACCTTTTCAACTTTATCCCGATTACTCGGTTTATCTCAAGGATCATATGCGACCCATATTCATTTAACTTAACTATTAATAAATCTGTTAATAGCTATTCTACTATTCTTATCTTTGGTTTCCAAAACAATTTTACATTTATCTCCTGTTGATTTACTTATTCTCTTGGCTTCCCCATTACACCATAATAAATCAGATGGAGGAAGCCATTTTGTTACTTGGATAACTTTATTCATAATCTTATCCTTTAATTAGATGTTGGTGGTTTCATCATTTGACTAAGCACTTCTTTCTCTGCAGAACTAACAGCACTACAATCTTTAACACTCTCAACCATTTCATCTCCATCCATATCAAGCATTACACAAACAGTAACCATAAAATCAAGAGTATTCTTTCTTATTATGTCTTCAGTCTTTGTATTTATTTCTCCAACATGGGAAAGATTAGCTGACATCTTTGCGATCATTGCCATCAGTTCATTACATTGAGTAAAGAAAGCTAGCCTTAAGCCTTTTGGTATGGTGACTGAACCATCTTTGGATTTAGTATTTGTCATACTATACTCCCTTCATGTTTATTTAAACTTTGGAAGAGCCATAATTCTATCATTGATATTACCACAGCTCTCCCATCTGTGGGTAAGCATACACAGCGAACTCTCGTTCCCTATTGTAATATGAGATTGTTAGTTTAAAGCCTCTACACCACATCAAGGTAATCTCTTGTAAAGGATGAAACGTCAGTAATGATGGGCACAGTACCTACTAACATATTCTACATGTCCTGTTGCTGTAGGAATACAGCCATGCATTATGCGTTCGTACATTTGCAGGAGCAAACATCATCGTGTTTCTCCCATCATCACATCAGAGTACAGTGTTGCACTGCTTATCTAACAGTCTCACAGGACTATTAAATAACATTACTCTTAGTTCACATAAAGAATAACTGTGGTTACTCTAAATGCTTAACGTGACCACCGTGGATATTTTGGGATATTTCAATCCCTCAACCCTGAAGGTGAGCTAATTGGTCACTTTGAGGCTACTCAGGCATCTATATCTTCTGAGATTTACAGGTACCTCAATCTTGTGATAGTTTGGTATAAGTTAGTACCTATATCTATAGTATACAGACATGGTAACAATATATATAAAAAGGGATAACAGGGAACAACGGCTATCACCCCACTTAGTTCCCTGTGCTTGCTTACCCTTACAAAATCCTACCGATTATAGCTTCGGCCTACACGCTGGTTGAAACCAGTGTCAGGATTAAGATTCCACGCTACGTTAGCCCAATTAGAAGCAGCTGTTCTAACACTCTGTTGAGACAAAGTATCAGCAATACGAGACATCTTCCGCCTCATTGTACAAGCTTCATGAGCAGGTACATCGATCAAAGCACACTCAACCATGAGTTCAAAATCTTCAGGCTTTATGTCACGTAACTTCTGCAGCCCTAAGAAGGAAGCTGCAGCCTTGATAATCTTTCTTAGTTCATCCATAATTATGACCTCCTAAATTAATAAATGAGACAATAAATCAAAAAAACACAAATGAAAAATAACGAAAAAGCGATAGCTAAAACCCCTTTATAAGGGGTACGGTACTGTGATAAGGCCACACACTAAAATCACACAATTTTCAAAACCTTTGGTTATTTCTAATAATTATACTATATTCCTCATGACAATGTTATTATTTTATAGTAATAATCACCCAGTAGGTACCCTAGCATTAGTTCTACCTAAGGGGTCAGAAGTCGGATTGTAGAGGAGTTCCTGAATTGACAGGTATATTGACCTCTTTGAGTTTTCTCCGATATTGTCGAAACTAGCCTTGCTATAAAGCAGAGTATGGGTAGAGCTTAGTCCGAGACTATAAATGGAACTGGCTCTGAAGAAATGCAAGGTATGAAACCTTAAATTGGCTATTGCCTCTCCAGGGAAAAGTACATACTTTTGGAAATAACTTTCACTTAAACCATTCTTGTTAATAGATTATATACATGAAAACATACACGTTAAGAATCAGGTATAGCAGTAAGAATGATGAGATCTATGAGATTGAAGAAGAGATAGAGGAAGAAGGTGTTTACTATAATATTGACGGAGCTGAGATGAAGGATTTGATTGAAGATATGGACCTGTTTTATGAAATGCAGATGGGAACTACGGATATAGCACTAACTTAAATAGCCGCTGGCGCTTATATGAGACATTACAAAGTTAAAGGCTTACCTCACACTGTATATGATGAATACTCTGAACTTCCTCCTGATATAGCTAAGAGAATTACCAGTGATATAGAAGGTTCAAGTGTAGGTGAATGGATAGAAGCTCATGATGGATGCTATATGGAGGTCTTGAGATCTGGTGAAATGAAGAAGCCCAAGGGTAAGAACCGTATTATCAAATATATAGGCACTTGCACTGGTACCTACCTGACATCAGGAAAGGTGGATTCATCTAGAAGAAAGAATATATACACTATCAGTGGTCAGAATACTAGAACTCCAATTAGAGAGAACTTAAACAAGCATGAGGTTTTGTTTGTGCAGTATATAGTAGCTGGAGTACAACCTGTAGAAGCCTATTTAAAGGCATTTCCTACTAAGGATCCGCACTATGCCAATTTTAGAAGTTCGAAACTTATCAAGCATACTAGAATAAGGAAAGCTATGAAGAAAGAATTAGAACCTATACTAAAAGAACTTGGTATTACCCAGGAGTCTGTCCTGGAAGGGATAAAGACAGTTGCAGATGCATCTGAGAAGGATGATACTAAGCTGAAAGCTTTATTCAAGTTATCAGATATACTGGATCTTGAGGATAAGTCTGCAGCCAGGGTTACACAATTGACTGGCATACAGTTTAAAGGTTTTAGTGATAAAGAGTTAGAAGAAGTAGAAAGACCTAAGGAGATAGAAAGTGGGACATAGTGTAGTTGGTAAGTGGTTTGTAAGTGCTTTAGATAAGATATCTAAGCAGGTAGATGAGGAAGGAGGAGTGGAGACAGTATCAGGTATTGATCGGGCTTTAGGCAAATATCAGAAAAAGGGTCATATTAATGAAGAGGAGAAGGATGCATTAAGACATTATTATGGAATGAGGGCATTGAGTAATAAATATGGAGATACTGCTGCATGGATTGCGGGACACATTAACGAAGGTTTTGATAGAATAACTCCCCTGGCACTAGGAGGAGATGACAAGATACAGGCAGATATAGATGCATTTAATAATGCTATATCATTAAAACATTTGGAAGAAGGCGTAGGGCATGATTTTCATGAAGGTATGACAGAAAAAGAACTTAGAAAGCCTCTGGAATTTTTAAAAGTTCCACCTAAATGGGAAGGATATTAACAGTAATGGCACCTAGAAATAAAATATTCGATCTTACAATGGGAGCTATAGATAAATTACATCAAAGAGCTCAGCTTAAAGGTATCCAAATAGGATCTGCTAAAGAGAAGGAACGTAAGGAAGAGCAGTTATCGAATAGATGGAATTTTGAACGCTACGTATCTAATGTTCTAGGTGATCATATACCTGAAACAGAAACAAGACATGTAATGAATGAAGAGCCTATAATAAAGCCAGGTCATCAACCTGAATATACGTATACTAGGAAGAGAGTACCTGTAGATAAAAAGGAATATCAAGAAAGAGCTCTACAGCGATTAAGAGATTATTATGGAGTCACTAGATTAGATAAAACACCTGAAGGAACACCAGTTTTTTATGTGGACGATGTTAAGAAATTTAGAGATGCTCGTGCATTTCATGGTAGCATTGCAGGAGATCCTGGATCGAATGTAAAGGAACAAGATTATATTGTAATGCCATCTTCCAGTTTTGGTATTTCTCCAGAACGAAGTATATCAGAACAGCGTTTATATCAACATGAAAGAGCACATGCTACCGAAGAACATAGAGGACAGAATAAAGATATTCGCTGGGAACATAGACCAGAGGAACTAGAAGCTGATAAAGTTGCTTTAGATGTTTTGAAAAGGAATTTAGAAAGAGCAGGCATTGAATATACTCCAGCAATGGGGGCTGAATATCTTTTGAGATTGGATCAGCCAGTCAGAGGTGAGGTAGTGCCAAATCCTTCAAAGGTTCCATTTGTTGATAGGTTTGATTATCTTCCAGTGTCGGCTCCAGCTAAAAAACAGGTGGTAATAGATGCATTGGGCAGGCCATCAATACAATCTTTTACTGATCCAGAAGAATATTGGAAAGTAAGGAAGGCTGAAGCTTTAAAGAGATTTGGAACCAATCCAGCTATGTATAGAAATATATGGGGAGAAGAAGGGGGATTACAGGACCTTGAGCGTTATATTACTAGGAGTAAGTTAGCAACAGGAGTTTCTCAAGAAGATATTCTTATGGATACCTTCCAGAATGAGAAAAGTATATTTTAATTAGGTGGATATTAACAGTAAATGTGTTTTTATTTGTATATATAAGTCATAAGTTGCATATTCAAGCGTGAAAAACGGTAAAATTGTAAGTAAACACGATATTATCCGTGAAATAAAGGGAGTTAATGAACGTATTGACTACTTATTTACTGGATTACAGGTATTAAGTGGCAGTTTAAGGGATTATATTAATCTGAACAAGGATGAAAAGAAGTTTACTAAGTTCTTAAAGAAGAAATATGGCGAAGATCAACACCCAGAATATAAGTAAAGCTGAAGAACAGCTCAGGTTAGCATATGAAGACTTGATTGCCTTTGGCAAGTTATTTCTTCCAGATGATTTTCTAAGAAGTGAAACTCCATTCTTTCATTATGAGGTAGCAGATGCAGTTGATGATCCAAGCGTTAGACAGTTGGCAGTTATTTTACCAAGAGGGCATGGGAAAACTGTTCTTACTAAGTGCAGTATTCTTCATGATTTTCTCTTTACTAAAGAGCCATTATTTTATGGTTGGGTGGCGGCAAGTTCAAAGATTTCTGTCCCTAATCTTGATTATGTTAAGTATCATATTGAATATAACGATAAGGTAAGATATTACTTTGGAGATCTAAAAGGTAGGAAGTGGACTGAAGATGATATTGAACTCACAAATGGGTGCAAGCTTATCTCTAAGTCGAATCTTTCTGGGATTAGGGGTGGGGCCAAATTACATAAAAGATATGATCTCATTGTATTAGATGATTTTGAGGATGAAAATAATACTATCACGCCTGAGAGTCGTTCTAAAATATCTAACCTTGTTACAGCAGTTGTATTTCCAGCCCTTGAGCCTAAAACAGGAAGATTAAGGATAAATGGAACTCCAGTGCATTATGATGCATTTATACAGAAGATTCTTGTTGGATTTCAGCAGGCAGAAATGAGGGGAGATCCATTCAGTTGGAAGGTTATAACATACAAAGCATTACAGGATGATGGGACACCTCTATGGCCAGATTGGTTCGGAATGAAAGAAATGGAGAGAAAGAAGAAATTTTATCAGGACTCAGGTACTCCACAGAAGTTCTATCAGGAATACATGATGGAAGTGCAGAGTGCAGAAGATGCTATATTTACCAGAGATCATATAAAATACTGGGATGGATCATTCCGTTTGGATGAAGAAACTGGACTTTCTTTTATAGATGCCAATAATCAGGGATTCCAGCCATGCAATGTATTTGTAGGTGTAGATCCTGCTACAGATTCAGCCAGAAGGGATTCTGACTTTTCAGTTATGATTGCTGTAGCAGTAACTCCAGATAATAATATTTATGTACTTGATTATATACGAAAGCAGTCTATACCAGTATTAGGAATACCAGGAGAACATAAGCTTGGTATAGTAGATTATATGTTCCAATATGCAAAAAGTTTCAAACCAAGTTTATTTACAGTAGAAGATACTTCTATGAGTAAACCTATCTTTCAAGCGTTAAATTCTGAGATGAGAAGGAGAAATGACTTCTCTGTTGGATATAGGGCAGAAAAGCCAGGAAATAGGATGAGCAAGAGAGATAGGATACAGGAGATATTAGCTCAAAGATTTTCAATAGGGCAGATACATCTGAAGAAGACTCAGTATGATCTGCATAGAGAAATAACAACATTTGGGCCAAGGATGGCTCACGATGATACTATTGATGCTCTTGCCTATGCAGTCAAATTCGCTAATCCTCCGATGGCTGCAGGGCAAGACAAAGAAGGTAATTGGTATAAAAAGAAACCCAAAGCAAGGGATTGGGTAATAGCATAATGGCTGAAGAGTATATATCTCCAGAATCAAGATTT